CAACCCCGGCGAGGAAACCGAGCGTTTCAGCGGTGATGAGGCTACGCGCCTTGTCGCCGCTGGATACGCGGTTCCTGTCAGCGACGAGATTGTGGAGCGCGCGGTAAAGGCTATCGCGCCGGAACGTCGGAAGGGGAAAGCCTGATGTGGCGCGCTCCTGTTGTGTCGTCGGCGGCTGCGGTCGAGCCGTTGCTTGTCGATGATATGATCCTGCACCTGAACGCGCAGGGCACGGCTGACGAGGAGTTGATTGCGGCTCAAATCTCGGCGGCGAGGGCGTATGTCGAAAGCTACACCGGCCTGCGGCTGATTACCCAAACACTGACGCTGCGAACGGACGATTGGGCAGACTTTGACGGATTGCAGGTCGCACCGATTCAAAGCATCACGTCTGTCACCTACGTTGACACGGACGGCGCGACCCAGACGCTTGCGACGACGGTTTACGAGGCGCGGCTTTACGGCCTGGAGCCCTGCATCGTCCTCAAATATAACCAGACGTGGCCCACGATCCGCACAGGATCGCAGATCACCGTAACGGCGGTAGTTGGCTATGGCGCGGCTGGTTCGTCGGTTCCGCCTGAAATCTTGCAAGCGATGAAGCTGGTCGCCGCTGACGCCTACCGCTTCCGCGAGACGGCGCAAGTCGGGTCTGTGGCCGGCGTTTACCCGGTGGCGGCGACGGTTGAAAACTTGCTGGCCAATCATCGGAAGTTCCTCTGATGGACAGCGGCGCCCTTGATCGCACCGTTAAGCTTTTGCAGCCAGTGGCGGCCACGAACAGCGCCAACGAAGACGTCATTACCTACACTCTGGCCGCAACGGTTCGGGCTCACAAGGAAGACGTGAGCGACGCGGAGCGGGTGAGGGCGCAACAGGTCGGGGCGATGATTACGACGCGGTTTCGCCTCCGCTGGTCGCCTAACCTGTACTTCATGGACCCGACCTGGCGCCTGAAGCTGGTCGAATACGCGGGTGTTGAGCGCGAATACGACATTACCGGCGTCAAGGAAATTGGCCGCCGGGTCGGGCTGGAAATCACCGCGAACGCTCGGGCGGATCGCGAAACCCTCTACACCTAGGAGCGGCCATGAAGGTCAAGATGCTGGTCGCGATGAATCGTGACGAGAACCCCTTGCGCGTTGGTCAGGTGGCCATCGTCGAGGACCAGCTCGCTGTTCTGTACGTCCGCGCGGGTTATGCCGTTGTGGCGGGACCTGACGACGCTGTGACGCCCGCTGTTGAGCCGGAGCCCGCTCCGGTTGAAGTGCTTTCCGAACCCGCGCCGCCTGTTCGCAAGGCCGCCAATCCCACGAAGGACCTGACCAATGGCTGACCTCAGCATCACCGCCGCCAACTGCGTTCCTGTCGCGCCCGCGCTGATTGGCTACGGCACGTCCGGCGCCACCATCACCGCCGGCCAAGCGATTTATCTGGAAGCGTCCAGCAATACCTGGAAACTGGCGGACAACAACTCGGCGACGGCTGAGGTGCGGCAGGCGACGGCGCTGGCGCTCACCGGCTCCGCCTCTGGCCAGCCTATCGCTTACCTGTCCTCGGGAAGCGTCACCCTTGGCGCCACCATGACGGCGGGCGTTGCCTATTACCTGTCCGACACGCCCGGCGGCATTTGCCCGGTGGCCGATCTGGCCTCGGGTGAATATCCGCTGGTCATCGGCATCGCCAGTTCGACCACGGTTCTGAAGCTGAGCTTTACCTCTTCGGGCGTCGCGCTCTGATGAAGATGAAGGTCACGGGGCTGCGTGAATTGGACGCGGCGCTGATGACCATGAAGCAGTCAACAGCGCGGGGCGTGGTTCGCCGGGCGCTGTTGACGGCGGCGCAACCGATAGCCGACGACATGGCCAAGCGGGCGCCCTCGCCGGGCAAGTACGGCACGGGATACCTGGGCGAACACATCGACACCGGCATCCGGCTTTCCCGTCGCCAACGCAGCGTAAGCCGCAAGGAAAGCGACGTGGAGGTCTACGCCGGGGCGACGCGGGTAGATCAGGCGGTGTTTCAGGAGTTCGGGACCATCAACCACGCGGCGCAACCGTTTGCCCGTCCCGCTTGGGATGCCGGGAAAATGGACGCGCTTGACACGGTGAAGACCGAACTGGCGGCTGAGATTGAGAAGACGGCGGCGCGGGCTGCGAAGCGGGCGACTAGGAAGGGCTGACGATGGAAGAGGCCCTCATTGCCTACCTGCTGGCCCATTCGCCGCTAGCGGCTCTTGTGGGCACCCGCATTCGGCCCGTCATCGCCAAGCAAGGCGAGCGGTTCCCGTGCGTTGTGGTGACGACGGTTTCGCACTTGGCGGAATACGCTACGCAAGGGCCGGTGAGCCTGGCTGACAGCCGAGTTCAGGTTGACTGCTACGCCGAGACCTTCGCCGCTTCCAAGGCCGTGGCGCGGGCTGCGAAGGCCCGTCTTAGCGGCCAGCGGTTTACGTCTGGCGGCGTTGAGTTTCAACAGTGCGCGGTCATCGCCGAGCGCAGTTCGTATCAGGACGGTGCGGAGGTCAAACTCCACCGTACCTCTATCGACTTTCGGGTCTGGCATACCCAGCCCTGACGCCTAAACCGCCCTTCGGCAAGGCGCTGCCCGTCGCGAGACGCGCACTCCCTTAGATGGAACCAGCCCCATGGCCACCTCCGCTGGCGTCGGCAACGGCGCGACCCTTCTCCTTGACGACGCCTCCGGCACCCCGACTGCGGTCGGTGAGGTTCTCAGCGTTTCTCCCATCGCGGTGAGCGGTGGGACCGTCGATGCAACCCACCTTGGATCGGGTGGCTGGCGCGACTTCATTTCCACGATTCGCGACGGCGGCGAGGCCAGCGTGACGGTCAACTGGATCGTCGGCGGGACCACTGACGTTCTGGTTCGCACCGCAGCCGGCGACGGCATCACCCGCACGTTCAAGGTCACGGCGCCGAACACGAAGTTTATCCAGTCCGAGTGCATCGTGACCAGCTACGAGCCCGCCGAAATCACGGCGGACGGCAAGCTGGAAATGACCTTTGCGGTCAAGTTCACCGGCTCGCCGACCTACGGGTGATAGATGGCTAACCCCGTGAAAGGCGAAGTTGCGTTCGAGGTTGAGGGCCGGCCTTACAGGCTGGTTCTCGACTTCAACGCGCTGTGTGAGGTCGAGGAGGTTCTTGGCGCCGGGGGCATGGACCTTGCCCGGCCCAAGGCAATCCGGGCCATCTTTTGGGCGTCGATGCTTCGATATCACCCGGACGCTACGGTGCAGGATGCGGGCGACCTGATCGGCGCCCTTGGTCTGGAAGAGGCCGGGCGCGTGGTCGCTGAAGCCATGAACCGCAGCGGCCTTGCGGGAGGCGACGGCGAGGCCCCCGCAAACCCTCCGAAGGCGAGCCGCGCGGCTTCGATTTCGAGGAAGCGTTAGGGCTCTGGATTGAGCTTGGCGGGGATGCGGATGCCTTTTGGCGTCAGACCCCGCAACGCTATCGGCACTGGGTTGAAAGCCGCCTTAAGTTCGTCTTGGCGGATCGCCGACACCGTGAGCTGATGACCTACGCGGGCGAGGTTCTAGCCCGTAGCGGCAAGCGTATGCCGTCGTTTGAAAAGTTCTTTGGGACCGACCCGCTGAAAAAGCGCCCGAAGAAGCAGACCCCTGACGAGATACTAGCGGCGCTTGGCGCCATCGTCGGGCCACCCCCGGAGGCGACATGAGCAGCAGCGTTATTGGCGCGCTCCGGGTAGTGCTTGGTGTAGATTCTGCATCGTTTGAGAAGGGCCTCGACGGCGCGCAGCGCACGCTCAACCGCTTCAACCGCGACATGCAAAAGCTGTCGGCCAAGTTTACCGGCATCGGCCAGACGCTCACGCTGGGGCTGACGGTTCCGATTGCGGCTTTTGGCGTGGCGTCTGTTCAAGCGGCGCAACAGTCGGCGGATGCCTTTGCCCAGGTTGAAGCGGCGCTTAAGTCGATGGGTGGCGCGAGCGGCAAGACGGCGGCAGAGCTTCAGGTCGCCGCCAAGGCGCTGCAAGACATCAGCGCCATTGACGATGACGACATTCTGCGCAAGGTCACGGCGAACCTATTGACGTTCGGCAAGGTCGTCGGGCCGACGTTTGATCGCGCGCAAATGGCGATTGTTGACCTGTCCACCCGCATGGGAATGGACCTTCAGGCGGCGACGATCCTTGTTGGCAAAGCTCTGCAAAACCCTATTCGCGGCGTCAACGCGCTGCGCCGTCAAGGTGTCGAGCTAGACGAAGCGCAGGTGTCGCTCGTCAAGTCCATGATGGATGTGGGCAACACGGCGGGCGCGCAAGCTGTCATCCTTG